TGAAGTTGTTGAATGGACAACATATGCCCGTTTGACATTACTTGAGCGCACATAGCATCGTGTGATTCAGCTAACACACCTATGGAGTGGGTTAATGAACTGACGCTTTTGTTCTCTAAAACCATCATAAAAGACAGTGCAACGTTTCCATAATCTATGTTTGCAATTCCCATAAAATGAATATTAATATACAAATGATCGGTAAAAAATGAACTTAAATTCTTAGCAGCTATTTGTTGACTTGGAAATTGTCTAATGACTGAATGCTGATCCAGTATTAAACGCACATTTGCTTTGAATAAAACTGAATCGTCACCAGCACAAGGATAACGATTTTCTTGTAATGGTAAATTTTCTCGATACAACATATTAGTAGGGATCACAGGATACGGAGAAACAATAATTTCATAGTTAGCTTTTTCATCAGGTGCTGCACCTCGAAGAAGTGGTATTGCATCTTCAAAAATATCCACTTGAAGTAGTTGATGCTGAAATCCTTCTTGTAGATTAATTCTTTTTTGAATAAATCCGTTGCCATCTGCATCCATAGTAACGGTATCTATCTCAATAGTTTCTTTGATTATACTAACTGGCATTATTTGCACATCCTATGCGCTGCTTTAACGGCTGCTTTGAATCCGCCTTTCTTCCACTTTCCATTCTTAGCCATGTGCTTTGGCTTAACCTTAGCAAAGGCTTTCTTGTACTTGCGTTGGTAGGCTGTAGTTTTCTTACGAGGCTTGGGTGTGTCTTGCACAGCCATGCTTTCGACTACTTGTTGAACATCTTCGACATTACCCCCTGTAGGCATGAGCGTTTCACCTGCTCTAATGTAGATCTGCAGTGAAGGAGTGTCATTAATCATGTATGCCTGATATGCAGGGATTGCAATCATATCCAAAGGAAATATTGTTTCGCCGTCGCCTATGTATAGTCCAATACCAGCACCAATAGCGCCACCAATCGGACCACCTATTCCAGCACCAAGCCCGCCTAATGCGACGGCAGATTCTACCTTCGATGCAGCAGCTTCAGTTTTTGAGCGAGTCATTTACTCACCTCAGAGGTCTTGTGCCTGAGTGAGCATTTGAGTCAAATCTTTTTGAGTGATCTTCTTAGGTTCAGCAATGAGCATAACATCTAGCTCCATTGTTTGGCTTACAAGATTATTGGCGGTACAATCATCGAGTGCAATTCCAATTAGGAGATCAGTTACAACATCGTATCCTTCAGGGTGAAGATCAGGTGTACCATAGAATTCTCGGTGAGTAACAATAGATTGACCATCAACAGAGATAAACAAAGCTGTTTGATTAATATCATAAACGCATAGTACATTTGGTGAAGCTGTTCCGACATCTCTTACCAGCTCGTATGCTGTTGTTGTAGCGAATATTTTGACTTGTGCTTCATTTGATGATGTCGCCCCCGGTGCAGCAGGTGCAGCACACATTAGGGAAGGCCATTGTCCGTTTCCTCTATTTGGGTTACGAAGCATAAAACGGACTTCTTTTATTGCCAATCCGCGGTTTTCAACAATTGAAACATAATCAGAGAGATCAATGCGTCCATAAACTAAGGCTGTGTTGCCATTAGAATCAATATCAAATTGTAGTCTGTCTCTTAAAATTACGTCGTTTGCTCCTTTAGCCATGTAAATCATCTCTTTTTTTGGGGGTGGAGGTCGCAGCAGTTATCAGACGTATGACGATCCAGAACGTTTCTACTGCTTCCTCCAACACTTACTAAGTGAAACGGGCTTATTAACGTGCCTTTCAGAACTTGCAGTCCCATCTTCGCGACGAAGTCGCCCAAAAGCACGCCACCATTCTCCCCGACCACCACCCCAATGGGTTAGCCCCCTCTATATTATTCTGCTTGCAGGTTTTTTTCTCGGAGATATTAAATAACATTATTATTTAGGTTGAAACATGGCGAACCAATACTCCATAACCGTAAGCAACGGGGCTGATGCTGTCCTACAGAAGTGCAAGCAAGGAGGTGCAAAGATAAGTCAAGTAATCTCATCTTGCATCGAAATGCTTGGTTATGACGCAGTTATGACCATGGCAATGAAACAACGGATCCTTTCGGATTACATGAAGGAGGAATTAGAATGAAAGCAACAATGGTTGTTTATTGTAGCGAATGCGGTGCTACGGACACTGAATGGTTTGTCTGTGATTGTCTGGAGGACCAGTAAATGTGCGTCGCATGTAACATGTGTGAAGAAGTCTACCTTTGTTCTCATGGTCAAGTGTTCTACGATTCGAAAAGATTCGGATGGGAATGTCCGCACGACTTTTCGCTGATCTATCAATGCATGAGGTGTGCAGAATGAGTTTCGATATGAAGAATATCAATTTTTGGTTAGATTATATGATGGATCATTGGTTAAAGCATGATAATCTTCACACATGGGAATGGGCCTTTGTTGTCTTGCATGATGGAGAAATTGCTGTTCGTCATGGTCCACTTTGGGAGCATACTGGAATTTATTGCACTAAAAGAATAATCCGCGGATGCGATTGGGAATGAATGAGATCTACAGATGTCAAGGTTGTCAGCTAGAAACTCGAATGTTGAAGTCTCGATGTTTAATGCAGTTGAAAGTAAATCGATGGAATGGAATGTGCATCAAATGTTGTTGCCTCAATTCCATACGTCATCGTCCATGCGACGACCCAACTGGTCTAGGATTCACCAGAGCGACACACAGGTGATTAAATCCAGAGCCAAGCCATCAGAACATAGTCTGCCACAGCTGCTCCAGCAACCGAGACCAATGTAGCAATTGAAAGAAAGACGTTAAACTTCATCAAAGACTCCAAAGATGTTTCTTTCGCTTCTTTTTTCTCAGCTCGTGCCATTAGCCATTCGGCAAATTTTGTAGTTGGGGTTTTCTTTTCTTCAATTGGGGTTTCTTCTTGCATGTTATCACCTAGAGCATTCGTACGTTTCCGTTATCTGCGTGTTTAATTGGAGGCCATTGATCTCGAACAGCGCCAGCAATGATGCCAGCATTGAGATGCATTCGCAACCAATCAGGTCTACGATCTCCAAATGCTGCGTCAAATGCACTCATTGCTCTTGAATCTGCAACTGCTTGTCGAATACCGGGGGTTTGTGTCATAATTTCCGCATCTCTTGTATTGATTGGAAGGAAATATGCGTTAGCAGCAATGGGTGTTATCATGTGTTCAGGGCGAATGCCACCAAATCTCCACATAGGAAAAACGTTCCCTTGAAGTTGTTGAATGGACAACATATGCCCGTTTGACATTACTTGAGCGCACATAGCATCGTGTGATTCAGCTAACACACC